CTTGAGATTAAGCGGGACATCCTGGCCAGCCACTTACTCTCATACATGGAGTCTCGCTACGCGCTGGGCAGGGCTGTGAGCTCATCTCTCAGGGGGTACTCGCCTGCAAACTATGTCTCACTTCAGGACATGGAGGGGTGCGTGGGAGCAGTCTTGGTTTACGCGAATGCGCCCGCTGTAAGTTTCCGCACAACCTGGATCAAGGTCCTGGCCTTGTCTGAGAGTGCCCTCCTTCCCTACACTGAGCTTGGGGACCTGTATGAGAATTTCCCTGCTTACACGATCCCTGGTTCCCTCGTGAGGAAGTTCAAGACACTGGCCCTGCGTGGTGTCCCAGATGTGTCACTGCTCCCGAATGAGTGTCAAGGAGCCGTGGGGCTCTCCGTGGTGACCTCCAAATGGCACAGCCTAGACAACAATAGGCTTGATTGGGACCTGATGGCGTGCCATCGTGCCATAGCCCGCGCCACTATTCTCATTGAGAATAGGGGGGAACTGTACAGGGCCGAGGACACCTACAGAGGTGAGTTCTTTGGTGCAACTGGCCCCTCGCTTGGGCGCAGGGAGGTGGTCATGAACCTGGCTGGGTTCCTTAGCAACCGCCAGCAGAACTCTGTGATGCAGCAGATGCATAGGTATCTGCACCAGTCTATTGGTGGGCTTGACTGCGATTATCTTGGTGTCCTCAAGAAGATAGCTGGCATCCGGCTTAGGCTGTTGCCTGAGATTTCCTCCTATGCCAAGACAGTCTGTGTGTATGCCCTTGCAATCCTGACCAGGTGCACCTACGGGGTGGCATCCATAAGAGCAGACTCGAAGGAAGTCTTCACTGTGGCCCCAGACCTCGTCCTGGCCTCAAGAGATCCCCATCTCAATGTGTCAACGTATGCCACCTCGTCACAGTTCAACCCGGATAAGTCCCACCGTGCAGCATCTGAGGCGACCTGTGTCCAGGGCATGTGGGACCAGGTGGACGGTTACCTGGAGGCAGTCAAGGCACGACCCGAAGCCACAGACGGTATCACCAGGCAGGATTTGTTGCTCTTCGGGTCCTTGCGCAGGAGGAAGCGCCTGGTCACCCTTGGGGACCTGGCCACGGCTTTGGATGCCGGCCTCTTTGACCTAGAGGAGTCGGTTATGGCAGTACACAGGCTTGGGGGCGGGGCCAAGTACACGAAGAGCCTCTGGTTCTGTTTCATGATAGGGCTTGAGACCAGGAGAGACGTGGGGACCTACGCCTCAGTCTCAACGCTTGCTGGGAGGTCCCTTTCACGCATGTTCACCACCAGAGGTTCCATTGTTGCCACGGAATTCAGTGGGGCTGACCCAGTCCACTCAGTGAGGAAGGCAACAGCTGCAGCTCATGCACTCATATGGAGGATCCGTGGCCAGGACGTGAAAGACCCCATGGTTGCACTCTCAGAACTCACCGCAGACGAGCGGAACGTCATGATAGACCAATGGGATTTGGTCCAGTCCATCATATGGGGAAAGTTGGAGCCCTCGTGGCTGGTTCAAATCTCTGAGAAGGATGCAGAGGGGAAGGACCGTGAAATCTCGACCCT